CGACACATCTCTCGACGCACCCGCTGAGGAAGTCATAAATTGCCGCTGTTACGTTGATGTTCGCATCGACTTCTTTGCGAGGCTGGAATAATGGTAAAATATACCTTTGCCACACTGGACCAGTGGACAAGAAAGACCGAAAAGCGAATTGACGCCGTTCTGAAAGACGCCACGCAGTCTGTAATCGCCGTGGCGCAAACCTCAAAAGGACACGGTGGGCGCATGCCTGTTATCACAAATACGCTGAGGGACAGCTTGGAATCATCAATCGCTGGCGGAGCGTCCGGTGAAGGTGAAAGCTCACACATTCTGGTAGCATCCACCATGACGGGCGGCGACGTGGCGACGTTCACTTGGACAGCAGAATATGCAAGGCGTGTGAATGACGGCTTTGTTGGTGATGACAAGCTGGGCAGGACTTACAACCAAGCCGGCGCGCACTTTGTCGAGGGTGCCGTCGATCAATGGCCCGCGATTGTGCGGGCATCTATCGCAAAAGCAAAGGCGCGGGTCAGATGACCGAAGAACAGATCGCCACCGCCCTGCGCACCCGTCTTGCCGCCACAGCATCCGCGCCGCCGATCGTATGGGGTGCCAATGCGCCCGGCGTATGGGACGCAGCCGCGTTGCAATACGTCACGCCTGAGCCGCCTTTTTGGTTGGCGTATCAGGTCAAGACCCCACCGGAGCGCCCCGGCGTTGAAAACTGGAATGTCTACGTTGGGCGTCTTGTTGTGGCGGTCACGGTTAACGAAGGTACTTTTGAGAATGAGTCTGAAGACCTTGCTCAGAAAATCATTGACCAGTTTCCTGCCGATCTGGAATTGACCGCAGGCGACGGACACATTAAAGTCACAGCAATCGGATACGCGGACGATGGCGCGCCCGATGGCGCTTATTTTCGAACCGACGTTCACATTCGATATCTGGCAATGGAGTAGCGCAGTGAAAGACAAAGTCGCAATGAACCACCGGGATTACCCCGGCGCTGTCGCAAACCCGAAAGCCGACGCGGTTCCACAATGGGAAGCTGCGGGCTGGAAAGTCATTCCGAATGCCCGGCAAACCTGCCAAAATGAAAGGGCAATCAGATGACTAACACACACCTCGGCAAGCAAGTATTTGTCGCCGCCGGCATTCCTGCAACTAATGACGATACCGGATTTGAGGCGATGACATGGGTTCGCGTCAACGGCTTTGTTGGCGGCCTCCAGCTTGGCTTTGAGGCAAACAACATCGATATCCCTGACCTTGCCGAAGGCATCACGCTGGGCGCAAAAGGCATGCGCAGTGGCAATGACAGCACGGCATCATTCGCAATGTGGCATCCGACACGGGGCAGACTAACGTCAAGGGCTATGCCAACGACGCCTCATCCGCGCATTCCGTCAAGATCATTTCCGCAGGGGTTAGCGTTGATGCTGTGGCGGGCGATGCTGTTCAATATGCGCAGGGGTATTTCCACAGCTTCCTTGAGAATGAAATCGCCGAAGGTGAATATGAGGGTTTCGACGTGAAATTCAAGCAGAACGCCGCAACCGTCAACGGCACAGAGCCAACGTAATATCATGTCAGCAAACGCAGGGACCACAATCAAGATTCGCCGCGCTGGCGGGTCTTGGGTTGTGCTGGCGGGATATGCTGGCGGATTAGGGCTTGGGGTGACTTCGGAGGCCCTCGCCCGCGACGGTGACGATGACGGTATGTTGCGCGTTTTGAAGGGCAATGCCTCTGGCTCGATGTCGCAGATCGCTGTCAGGCTGATTGAGGATAACGCAGGGCAGGACTTACTCCGTGACCTTTCCGAGTTTGACGACGACGGCCTCGGGGGCGTGCGGATTGAATACCCTCAAGGATTGATCGTTGAGGCTGATGGATTGTTTCACGGGCTTATCGAAAACCTCGTGAATGGCGACACATATCAGGGCTTCATGGCATCATTCACACAGAATGAGATTGAGGTCCGAACCTAGACCCATGTGGGGTGGGGCGGCTGGTTACGGAACAGGCTGGCCGCCTCGATGTTCCAATGTTCCAAAGGAAAGAAAAATGGACTTCACCAAATTTGATAACGCCGCTGGTGCTTCTGAATGGGTGCATCTCGAAATTGACAATGCCAAACTCTACTGGGATTCAAAAAGCATGGGCTTGACGCTGACAAAAAGCGAATTGCCGTGCCGTGTCCAGTTGAAGGGCGTTGGTTCTAACGAAGTGTTCGCAGCGTTCGAGAAATACCAGCACGCGGAAATGACATATCAAAACCACTTGAAAAAAGCCCGCGCGGCAGAGGTTGACGGCATTACAAAGGCCCACGCCGAAAAGGCGGAGGGGCTTATGGATGACCTGATTGTCATTGCTTGCGAAGATTGGGAAAACATCTATTTTGATGGCAAGGCCGAAGCAATGACGCCCGCGCTTATCCGAAAGATGATTGACCGCAAGGACGGTTATTCGAAGCGCGCAATTCGCATGTTCCTATTCAAGGCGCTGGCGGATCGTCGCGCAAATTTGACCGACGCCGCGTAGGGCTTCAAACTTACGCGGCGCAAAAAGGATGGCTTGAAGCCACCCCTGAGAAGCACCAAGAACCACGGTGGAGCGTATTCGGTCGCGCCCTGCCGGACCTAGACGACGATGAATATCTGCACATTATATGGCACAAGCTGGGCCAATTCAGATCTGGCGAAACACCTACACCTTTGGACTGGTGCCAGTTGCAATCGTATTCTGAAATGACCGGCACAATTTTAACACATGAGGACTGGTGCATTGTGGTGGAAATGTCTGTATCATACTGCGAACATCTGAGGGACCGGAACCCTCTGTCGATGTCACCAGTGGAGCGCCTTGAAAATGAGTGACTTTGCAAGCCTTGATTTGGAGGTTGACAGTCGCCCCGTAGGCAAAGCCAGCGGTGAGTTGGAGCGTTTCCAGCGCGCTGGCAAGGGCGCTTCAAACTCTGCCACAACCGCGACATCCGCTTTTGCGAGCATGGGTAAGGGCTTGGCCGTTGCAGCGGCAGCGGCAGCTGCACTGACTGCTGCATTTGCGGCTAGCATCCGCACAATTTCCGAGTTTGAAACGAGCATTTCAAAACTTGACGCAATTTCAGGCGCAACAACATCTCAACTTGAAGGGATGCGCGATGTCGCCAAGCAACTTGGCGCAACCACTGAATTCAGCGCGGGCCAAGCGGCTGACGGTCTGACGTTTCTGGCTCAGGCTGGATTTAGCGCTGCGGAAAGCATGGCCGCAATTCCCGCCGTGCTTGACCTAGCCACTGCGTCCGGTCTTGGCTTGGCTGCGGCAGCCGACACGGCGTCTAACATTATGTCAGGTTTCGGCATTGCGGCGGCTGAGGCTGCACGCGTGTCTGATGTGCTGGCGGCGGCGGCGTCCAGCTCGAACACAAACGTTTCACAGCTTGGCGGCGCTATGTCCACGGTTGCTCCTATTGCGGCGGCGCTTGGCGTCAATCTGGAAGGCACGGCTGCGTCAATCGGCATCTTGTCCGACGCAGGCATACAGGGCGAGCGGGCAGGCACGGCATTGCGTGGCGTTCTGGCGGCGCTGGCGGGTCCAACGAGCGAGGCAACCACAGCATTGAATGGGTTGGGGATTGCGATCAGTGACGTGGACCCTGCGACCAACAGCCTATCAGACGTGCTTGTCAGGCTACAGGGTGCGGGACTATCCACCGCAGACGCTATGACGATCTTTGGTCGCGAGGCGGCATCGGGGGCGCTTGTGCTGGTCAAGGGCGCGGATCAACTTTCGGACATTTTACTGACGAGTTGGGCAACGCTGATGGCGCGGCGGCTGACATGGCTGATACCATGCGTGACAACCTGGGCGGCGACATTGCCACGCTGCAATCTAGCATGTCGGGTTTGATCTTGGCGCTTGGTGAAGCTGGCTTGACGGCTGTTTTGCGCGGCGTGATAAAGATTGCAACGGGCGTTGCACGGGCGTTTACGACAATAGTTAGCGCAATTAGTGATCTTGGGGCTTCCATAGGCGAAAAGTTTGGGCTGATGACCAGCGCAACAACGCGCTTAGCAAGCAGCAACCGATACCAACAGTCTAGCAATAGCTGATGAAGTATCGCAGGTCGGCGACGTTATTGCAGCAATGAACCCGTCTGTAAGGATGACCAAAATTGCGGCACTTGGTAAATTACGTGAAGCCGAAGCACATATAAAAAGCGCAGACGCAAAACGCGAAGATGCAAGGGCCACAATTCTAGGTAGCGAAGCGTATCTAAGCACAGTTTTCAACATTGACGAAATGAGGCAGGCATTACTTGCCATGCGGACAGCGGGCAATGATACCGATCAAATGCCTTTGCGTATGCGTGACGCATAT